ATGTTATGAAAGCGAAACCCTTGATGATTTCCTAAACTCAATATCATACCTTAACAAATCTGACAAGGATGAGGTACAAAAAGAATTTGCAAAACAATTAAAAATAAATACATAATCAATTAACTTTTATTAACTTTACAACTATGAGACAAAAAACAGACAAAATGAATTTCAAATTACACTTCGCATGTTCAAAAGATGACCTAAGACCATCTATGACACAAGTGTATGTAACCAAAAAGAACATCGTAGCTACAGATGCCAACATCTTAGCTGTTGTTCCAACCAAAGACGTATTCGATGACCCATCTATTGAGTTATTACCAGAAGAGGGAATGTACATCGATTCAAACGACTGGAAAAAATTAGTAGGAGCGTATCAAGTGATTTACAACGGAGAGTTTGTTGTGGCATTCTTCCCCCGCAAAAGCGAGGCTCACGTTAGACCTCGTACCATTGAGGATGTAGGTAACTACCCACAATGGGAGCAAATCGTACCTGACGCATCTAAATTCGACTCTGTTGGTCGAATCGGATTGAACCCCAAGATGTTATACAACTTGCACCAAGCTCTCGACGTTCCTACATTCAAATTAGAGTTTGCTGGTGATAACAAGCCAGTAGCCGTAGCTATGCCAGACGACGCTTACGCCACTTCTGGTAACCAGTACGGTATCATCATGCCCTTACTCATCCAAGATAACAAGGATGAGGATTTAGAAGGTAATGGTGATGAAGACCAAGATGTAGTCGATACCTTAGACCAAGAGGTAGAGGTTACAGACGAGGTACAAGCAGTAATTAATCAATAATATATGACCCAAGAGGAAATGGAAAACATCGCTAATCTCATAGCCGACAAGCTATGGGAGAAGCAGATGCAGTTAGAAACTGAATCAGAAGAGACCGAGAATAAAATCGGAGAAATGTCTAAGCTTGAGACAATGCTTAGTATCTACGAACAAAGTGAGCAGTACAAGAAAGCTTATGAGGTAAAGATGCGACTTGACAAAATCAAGAAAGAGCTTACCGAAGCTGGAGTACTTAAAGAAAATAATGAAAATCAACTGTAGTTCATAGTTGCTTTAGTTTGGTTGTTTAGTTCCCCGATGCTGTAGTGGTGTCGGGGTAAGCTAACAAAAAACCTGACAATAGGGTGTTATAATTATAATATATGGAGCTAATGTCATACCGAAAGATGGATTTTCTGCATCGAAACAGAATCATCTACAAGAGAATGCCTGTTACGGATATTCCGACAGAGACGTATGATTGGGGCTGGTATTATGAGAACGGAACTTCTGAGTTTTATTCTTTGTTCAATACTAAGGTTAGAATCAACTCCTACAAGAGTTTGAAGTGGCATATCATTGTGCTACGCTACCTTAACATGAGCATCGAACCCCAGAAGTTTTATACCTTATGTGAATATATAATAGACCAAAACAATGGATTTATCACTTTTAGCGTCTCTGTTGGCATTCTGCACAATATTCTTGCAGAGGTATTAGAGATTGAGTTTCACAACCCTCCTAACACAAGAGTTAGGAAGATTATATTTAAGGACGGGATAGGACTCTCTGCTGTAGACAAGCTAAAGATAGTTGGTTCTGTCATTGGTAGAAAGAAAAATGCTACAAACTTTGATATTTACGAAAGTATGTTGTATCTTCACCATCAAAGACAAAAGATAACTATGCGTAAAATAGCTGGGTATCTCAACGTATCGGAGAGAACCTTATATCGAAACATGGACAATGACCTAAAGGTCGAAAAGAAGATTTTAAATGAAGCATTACAACAGGGAGAACTATTCGCGTTATAAAAAAGATTTAGATACCTCTACAAGATTAATAGAGGGGAAGTTTTGGGATGAGTATACCAGAGAGGAGCTCATCATTAAATTCATGCCGTATGCTGAAGACATAGCTAGAAGTTTTTCAGTGGCAGAAAAAGTCTGCGGTATATTAAGTATCGAAGATTTAATACAGGAGGCAAACAAGAGTCTGGTATCAGCCATTGACCGACTTGACTTTGACTTCATGAATCCCAATGATGATTATGAAAAACAAATCAAAGGGTTCATATCAAAGCGTATTAGAGGGGGTGTTAGACGTGCGATTGATGCTAATCGTGGGGACATTAGAATCCCAGAATACAAACTAACCGAGATGCGCAAAAGTGAGGGCAAGGACAGGAAGTTAGTACAGATGTTTTTTAATTCCATCTTTCTATCTATCGATGACAAGATTGACCAGTCAAGCGATAAAAGTTTTGAGATAGAAGATAAACCAGATGGATATAACATTGTGTTGCTTAACAAATACATACTATCTTTGATGCAGAAGCATCTTAATGATAGAGAGTACGATGTCCTTCGCCTTAGCTTTGGTTTAGATTGCGATAAGATGCCAGCAAAAGAAATTGCAAAGCTTCTAAACATTCAAGGTACAGCTGACTTTGTTCGAGTCTCTCAGATTAAAAGGGAGGCCTTGGACAAGCTTATTGACAGCGTAGAGCCAGAGGATGTATTGGATTTTATAAACTAGAAAAAATTAAATTATATATGAGTACAACACTTAGTAAAAACGAAATGTTGCGTGAGCTATTCGTTAAGTATGGTCTTCACAAAGAAGACACGTTCAAGTCTCCACAAGGCTGGACTATTATCACGCGCTCTGGGATTGACAAGATTCAAGCAGAAGCTGACATCGACATTGACTATGAAATGTTAGAACTTACACAAGGTAAGTCTGCTGCTGTAAAGGCTACTGCGACTTGGAATGACCGCAAACTGACCACCTTTGGTGAGGCAAATGAGAAGAACTGCCGTCAGTCTTATGTACTGGCTATGGCAGAAAAACGCGCAATGTCACGTATTGTACTGAAACTCACAGGGTTTTACGCTCTTGGTGTGTTCGGTCAAGATGAGTCTGATGACTTTGTCGATGCAAATAAGTACCAACTAAAGAAATCTATCTAATGACACATGAAGAAATTATTGAGAAACTCAAAGACGACGAAAACTATTATGGTGACTTTGGCAACCAGTTCCTTAGTAACTCTGATATTGGCACACTATTTACCAATCCCCTTGAGTTTAAGAAACAATCTGTCAGTAGCGTCAACCTTGTCATTGGCAGTTACTTGCATACTTGCGTCTTGGAGCCTCATAAACTCGATTCCTTCAAAATAATTGACGCCTCTAACCGTAACGTCAAACGCTACAAAGAGGAGTCTGAAGGCGAGATATGTCTACTAAGACACGAGGCTGACCATGTGTACCGAATGAGAGATGCCCTTATGAAGAATACAATCATAAGGGACCTCATCATAGGTTCACGCAAAGAAACTGAAGTGTTATATGAAATGCCAGGTATTGCAGAAATCAATGGTCACATGTGGAAAGGTAAGGCTGATGTCATCAACAAAGATGAAAGGCTTGTTATAGATCTCAAGTCTACGTCTGACATTAGTAACTTTTACTATTCAGCCAAGAAATACAATTACGATAGTCAAGCATATTTGTATAATCATATATTTGGTGTGCCATTAATTTTCGTAGTAATTGATAAAAAGTCATTAAAAATTAATATCTTTGAAGTATCAAATGAAACATTACAACGCGGTGAAGAAAAAGTTCAGAAAGCTGTTGACATCTTCAACTTGTATCACAACACTAATGGATTTAACCCGAACGAGTATATTGAGACGAAAATACTATAAGATGTATAACTATAGGATAAAAGAAATATTGAAAGTGATTGACGGAGATACAGTTGAGGTTTTAGTAGACCTTGGCTTCTCTGTGTATCACAAAACTAGAGTTAGGCTTATCGGGATTGACACTCCAGAGATAAGGACAAAAGACCAGGAGGAAAAAGAGCGTGGTCTTGAAGCTCTTGACTTTATTGTTGACTACTTCAGAATGATGGAGCATGAAGAGAAAGTACTTGAGTCTGAAAAGCTAGATAGCTTTGGTCGTAGTCTCGGTAGGATTATTGTAGGAGGTATTGATATAGGAGAAGAATTACTAAACAGTGGACACGCAAAACCTTATGAAAGAAAATAAAACAATAACAGGAATGAGAGTATATGGAGATAAAAAAATAAAGGGAGTTACAAGGCAGTCTGATGTAATTACATGGGTTGTACTTGTAGTTTCCTTTTGTGCTATGCTTTATTCAATCATCAATTTTTTAACAAATTAAATTATATACCATGGCTTTAATTTTAAGTGGCGGTATCTGTCTTACCGATGTTCCAAAAGACAAGATTATTAGTGGTAAAAAGGGTAAGTATGCAAACCTTACCATTACCATCAACGACGAACCAGACAAGTTCGGCAACAACGCAAGTATAACTATGGCTCAGACCAAAGAAGAAAGGGAGGCTAAGTCTCCTAAAGTGTACTTGGGTAATTGCAAACTCGTTTGGACTAACGACGTAATGCCAAAAGTACCACCTAGAGATGGTGCACCTATGCAAAGCTCTGCTCCGCAAAGTAGTTCTAATGATGATTTGCCGTTCTGATGTTCGACGATGACTACATTAGCATATCAAAAGATGAAAACGGAAACGTAACTTCCGTAGAAGATTAACAATTAAATTTTTACCAATGCAAGTTGAGACTTACGAGATTAATGGTTTTGAGATAGATGAATTTAACATTCATAAATTAGAAGAAGGCAAGACGCAAGGAATCTGCCCACTATGTTCTCATGACAGAAAAGCTGCTAACAAGAAGCTTAAATGCGCTTCGTATGATTGGAAGCGTGGTCTCGGTACTTGTCACAACTGTAATCAAACCTTTCAGATGCATACCTATAAACGTAAGGGGGATGCTCAGAAAGAGTATGCCAAACCAGAGCCTATTGATGAATTGGACGTTAGCCAGAAGGCTAAGGATTGGTTTGAAAGTAGGGGTATATCACCCAAGACTCTCTTTGACCTAGGTGTTGGGGAGGGTCTTGAGTATATGCCACAGACAAGCAAGGTCGAGAATACAATTCAATTCAACTACTACATTGGTGGAGAACTTGTTAACATCAAATACCGAGATGGAAGAAAAAACTTCAAACTCTACAAGGGTGCTGAAAAAGTATTCTACAATATTGATGCAACTAATGGTTATGACAGCGTATATATCGTTGAGGGAGAGATGGATGTTCTTTCTTTCCATGAAGCTGGAATTAAAAATTGCATCAGTGTCCCTAATGGCGCTACTCTTAATAGTAATAATCTCGAATATCTTGACAGTTGCATAGATTATTTTGCTGACAAGGAGAAAATTATTATTGCTGTTGATTCTGACGAGGCTGGTCAAGCTTTACAATCTGAGCTTGTTCGTAGACTGGGGGCAGAATTGTGCTATACACTTGACTTTAAAGACTGCAAAGATGCAAATGAATACTTACAAAAATACGGAAAAGAAGAACTGGCGAAGCGTGTATACGCCTCCAAAGCAATACCCCTTGAGAATGTACTTACGTATAAGGAAATTGAAGCTGATGTTGAAGATTTTGTTTTTAACGGTTTTAAGCCTGGCTATCAGATTGGTATTGATAACTTTGACTCTATATTCTCTACTTACACTGGTCAGTTTATTACGGTAACAGGTATACCGTCATCGGGTAAGTCAGACTTTGTAGACCAAATGACTGTAGGTTACAATCTAAATTATGGTTGGAAGACTGCATTTGCATCTCCAGAGAACAAGCCAACATACCTACACGCCCACAAACTTATTCGTAAGTTTTGGCAAGGTATGCCAGATAAGTCCGATGTGGGTTCTGATAAGTGGAATAACATATCGTCTCACATCAACGACAACTTTTTCTTCATTGAGATGGACAGATACTCTTTAGATTCTGTCTTGCGCAAAGGAGCAGAGCTTGTGAAACGCAAAGGTATCAAGTGCCTTGTTATAGACCCTTATAATAAGGTGCGTGATACTGATGCAAAAACTGACGATGTTAATAAATATACTTTAGAGTACTTACAAAAGATTGAAACTTTCTGTAAGAAGTTCGATGTGTTGGTAATAATAGTAGCCCACCCAACTAAGATGTATAAAAATGCTGAAGGCAAGATTGAAGAACCAACAATGTACAACATAAAAGGCGGTGGTGAATGGTATGATGCTTCCTATCACGGCATTCTGGTCCACAGGGACTATGATGCTAAGACGGTGAAGGCCAAGGTGTTAAAGGTTAAGTTCCAAAACCTTGGAGAGAACGGAGCTGAAGCGCACTTCAAATGGGAGCCTAAGTCTGGCAGTTTTATACCGATTGAGTTACCAAATGAAAAAGCACTACCCTGGGAATGAGTTGGAGAAAGAAGTTAGACCCGAATGGACGCCTCGACTGGGGACAGTATGAGATGACCAAAGAAGACCGAGAGGCTATGTATTGGTGCCACGCAAATGGCATTGTAATACATGAGGAGATTAAAAAGGATGGACCTTGGCATGTCTTTATAAAGAAAGGCAGAAACGTTCATCGTTCTCCTAAGATGTATGGCAGAGATGAGGTCATTGAGAAAGTATTTGAATTTTATAAATATTATTATAACAAAGAAGTTGGAAGAAAGTAAAAAAGATATTACCTTTATCGACCCTATCGTTGAGCAAGTAGCTAGAAAGTTAGCTAAAAGGTCATTGATAGGATATGTAAAATACGGTACGAGTCTTGATAATAACGACAATCCTTTGGATTACTGGCTTGCAAATCTGCAAGAAGAACTAATGGATGCTATTAATTATATTGAAAAGACAAGGGCTGTTCTTAAACAAATCGATAATGGCAAAGAGAAAAAGGAGTAAGAGAGGGCCTGTACAGGCTAAAAAAATTAAGTATGATGGTATTAATTTTGCGTCGGGCCTTGAGAGATACATGTACATGGCTCTCAAAAAGGCAAAAATCAAAGCACAGTATGAAGGTGAATGTTTCACTCTCCTGGAAGGATTTGAGTTCACTTCACCCGCATACGAGCGTCAAGCAAACGGAAAAGGAGAATTTGTAAATAGAGGTAATAAAAAAATATTACCCGTCAAGTACACCCCCGATTTTGTAGGCGAAGGCTTTATTATTGAGTGCAAGGGAAGGGCTAATGAGTCTTTCCCTATGCGCTACAAGTTATTTAAAAAGTATGTAGAGACTAACCTAAAAGGGGTTACGCTCTATAAACCACAAAACCAATCCGAATGCGACAAAGTAGTACAAATGATTCTGGAAAGAAAAAAAGACTAGCCAGAGCACAATACACTAAAAGACAGATAGATAAATTTATCAAGTGGTCTTTAAAACAAAAAGGTTGTTTAAAATATAAAGATTTAGTATCTTTGTATGAGCAATACGATATTAAAGTATATTAAATGAAAAACTGGGAATTATCATTAGGTTTCTACCACGGAGTATTATTCGGTGTTAGAACTTATTATTCAGAAAGCTACACGACATACGTGTTTTATTTACCGTTTATCGATGTAGCATTAAATATAGACAATTAACCCTTAAAACGTTAACAAATGGGAAAAGTTTCAGACAAGGTATCAGAGTTTAAATCTTGGTACAAATCAAAAACAATTATTGGATTAGTAATCTCTTCTATCTCTGGAGTTGTTTACGCACTAACTAATGGTAGCGTAGATGTAGCTGGAGCAGTAGATTCTACTATGACAGGAGCCGATGAATTAGCTACTGGAGCAGACGAAGTTATTTCGGCTGTCATGTTCTTTGTAGGACAAGCTGTGGCTGTTTACGGACGACTAAAAGCGAAAATTGGCTTGAAATAGGCTGACTATCAATTAATTAACACCCGTGTAGCTTCGGTTGCACGGGTATTTTTATCTGCAAAATATGGCACACGACAAATTAAAACATTTTATGATAGGTTATTTTATATCATTATCAATCGCGTTAATCGGTTTTTATGGTATATTTTTAACCTTGTTTATTGCAGTAGCTAAAGAGGTTTACGATAAGTTATCGGGCAAAGGAACGCCAGAAATTTTAGACATTGTTTACACTGTAGCTCCAGCAATAATAAACTACGTAGTTTTTAAGAATTTTTAACAAACAACTTATATGGGATTATTTGACAAAAGGATACCTTACAAACCATTCGAGTATCCAGATTATTATACAGAAGGATGGTTAAAACAAGCACAGGCATTTTGGCTTCACACAGAAATCCCAATGTCTGGAGATGTTAAAGATTGGAATGAAAAGCTGACAGACTCTGAAAAGAATTTAGTGGGTAACATCTTACTTGGATTTGCTCAAACTGAGTGTGCAGTTTCTGATTACTGGACGCAAAAAGTTGTGTCTTGGTTTCCAAAACATGAAATACAACAGATGGCAATGATGTTCGGCTCTCAAGAGACTATTCATGCGGTAGCTTATAGCTATCTTAATGAAACTCTTGGGTTGGAGGACTTTGATGCTTTCTTACACGAACCAGCTACTGCTGATAGATTCGACAATCTTGTAAGCTACGAGGGCAATGACCCAGTAGGTATTGCAAGGTCGTTGGCTTTGTTTTCAGCCTTTGCTGAGGGAGTATCGTTGTATTCTGCTTTTGCAGTGCTTTATTCGTTTCAGCTCCGTAACTTACTCAAAGGCATCGGACAACAGATGAAATGGAGTGTTAGAGATGAGTCTTTACATTCTAAGATGGGTTGTCAGTTGTTTAGACACATGTGTGAAGAAATGCCTGAATTAAAAGACCAGGTGAAGCAAGATGTTTTGGATGCGGCATCTATTATGCTTGACTTAGAAGAGCGATACATCGATAAGATGTTTGAACAAGGTGACATTGAGAACCTTAAAGCAGAAGATTTAAAGAATTTTATTAGAAAACGTATCAATGAGAAGATTGCAGAACTTGGTTATGCGGACCATAATAATCAGTTTGCTTATGACAGCACTAGCGCTTCTAATCTTGAATGGTTCTACCACTTAACTGGTGGTGTAACTCATACAGATTTTTTCGCTATTCGCCCAACAGATTACTCAAAAGCAAATGAGAAAGAAGATTTCGAAGATATATGGTAAGAGCAAATTCAGTTAAATTATTAGGACACTACGGCAGTGACGAGGTCATTGCTTGTAGTGCTTGGACATCTACGTCGAGAGAACTAACCGACGAAAAAAGAGCACGTATACCTAAGCTTATCAATACGCTATGGAGAGATGGTCATGAGACGCCATTTGAAAAAGGTATCGTGCACTTTCTGGTGGATTGTGATATAGCTAGTCACATACACTTATTAAAGCACCGCATATCGTCTCTAAATGCAGAGTCGGCTAGATACAAAGAACTTAAAGAAGATAAGGTCTATGTGCCTGTTGACTTTCCCGACAAGTGGAAGCGCAAGTTGTTTTTGCATACACAGACTTCAGACTCGCTATACCACGAATGTTTGGCTGACATACAAGAGGAGCTTGGGAGAAAAAGAGCAAAAGAAGCCGCAAGGTTTTTCAAGACTTATAACTCTCAGATACAAGCAGATGTATCTTTCAATATGAGGAGTTTCCATAACTTTTAGAGATAGTGAACACGCTCAACTTGAGATAAGGGATATTGCAAAGCAGATGTTAGAGTTGGTGCAGAATATTGAAGGGAATCCATTCGAGCACACGTTGCTTGCTTGGTTTAGAAAACAAAAAGGATTATGACAGAATGGAACGACAAATGGGTAGTCGGAGTTGATTACCCACAATGGGGAGACACAGAGGTTTACAAGAAGACTATCATTGGTGGTTATCTTCAGCCTTGGGAGTCTCCAAAAGATGCTTATATGAGGGTTGCTTCTACGGTATCAAAAAGACTTTACAAGCCAGAGTTAGCAGATACGTTCTTTGAGTACATTTGGAACGGCTGGCTTAACTTAGCCTCTCCAGTATTATCGAACACAGGTACAGACAAAGGGTTACCAATCAGTTGTTTTGGTATCGATGTTGGGGATAGTGTACATGAGATTGGCTCTAAGAATTTAGAGATGATGCTACTAGCTAAACACGGTGGGGGAGTTGGAATTGGTATCAATATGATTCGCCCCGCTGGCTCTAAAATTACAGGAAATGGAACATCTGATGGCGTGGTGCCGTTTTGCAAAATCTACGACTCAACAATTCTCGCGACTAATCAAGGAGCAGTCAGACGAGGAGCTGCATCTGTCAATCTCAACATTGAACACGATGACTTCGAGCATTGGTTGGAAATTAGGGAGCCAAAAGGTGATGTCAACAGACAATCTCTCAATCTTCATCAGTGCGCTGTCGTCGGTGATAAGTTTATGCGAAGACTCGTTGAAGGAGATGAGACAGCAAGACAGAGATGGAGTAAACTACTCCAAAAACGTAAGGCTACTGGAGAGCCTTACATATTATTTAAAGGGAATACAAACAAAGCGAATCCTACAGCTTACAAGGCAAATGGACTTAAAGTTCACATGACTAATATATGTTCAGAGATTACTCTGCATACCGATGAGTCCCATAGTTTTGTATGCTGTCTTTCGTCTGTAAATTTAGCAAAATATCATGAATGGAAAAATACTGACCTTATTTACCACTCCATTTGGTTTTTGGATGGCGTTTTGGAAGAATTTATCCAAAAGGCAAAGGGACTACGCGGATTTGAAAATAGTGTTCGTTCCGCGGAAAAAGGACGTGCTTTGGGCCTTGGAGTGCTCGGATGGCATACGTACCTTCAACAGAATGGTATTCCATTTGAAGGATTACGAGCTCAATTCCAAACACGCAGAATTTTTAGTCAAATCAAGATTGAGTCCGAGAGAGCTTCGAGAGACCTTGCAGACGTATATGGAGAACCCCTCTGGTGCAGAGATACGGGTTTACGACATACACACCTCAGAGCAATAGCCCCAACTGTCTCAAACTCAAAGCTTTCTGGTAACGTTTCCCCTGGTATTGAGCCTTGGGCCGCTAACCTTTTTACAGAGCAATCTGCAAAGGGCACGTTTATTAGAAAGAACGCAGAGCTTGAAAAAGTACTTGATGCTATTGGTATTAACAATGAAGATACTTGGTCGGCTATACTCGCTGACAAGGGGTCTATTCAAGGTATCGATGAACTTGATAAATGGTGTTTTGTTGATGGGTTTCTTAACAGAGCAGATGATATAGGCGATGCTCCTTGCGATAAAGTTAAGGATGTATTCAAGACTTTCAAAGAGATTAACCAACTAGAGCTTGTGAATCAAGCGGGTATACGTCAACAGTATATAGACCAGTCGGTGTCTCTTAACTTAGCCTTCCCCTCAGAGGCTTCTCCTAAGTGGATAAACCAAGTGCATTTAGATGCTTGGAAGAAGGGAATCAAAACTTTATATTACATGAGAACAGAGTCTGTCCTTAGAGGAGATATTGCAGCAAAAGCAATGGACCCAGATTGTGTCTCTTGTGATGGTTAAAAATTATTTATGATTGAACTAAAAAAGTTTTATCTACCTAATTGTAAACCTTGTCAGAATTTACAACCTGTACTAGAAGATACTGTGTCGGATTATCCCGATGCAGTGTCTCTACAGGAGTTAGATGTCGAGAAGGAATACGACGAGGCGATGACGTATTCAGTAAAAACAGTACCCACCGTTGTTTTTGTAAAGGACGGAGAGGAGATCGGAAGAATACGTGGCGTTGGAGCTAAAGAACGCTACACTAAAATTATTGACAAATATTTGTAGTATAATTTTAATACTTCCTTAACATTTATTATTTTTGTATATTATTAACCTTTATAATTTCTCATGAGAAAACTATTTACTTTTTTGTTAGCGGTACTAACAATCGGGCTACATGCCCAAGAAGCAGAGCAAGATTCTATCTTGACTCAGCAATTAGACGAGGTGGTTGTCACATCTCGAGTTATTGATGTTGCTAGAGAGCGTGTTACACCTGTTGCGGTGTCATCTATTTCTGCTAGTGACATATCATTGAAAGTTGGAAACCAAGAGTTTCCAGAAATCATGAACAACACTCCTGGCGTTTACGCTACTAAACAAGGGGGTGGTTATGGAGATTCTCGTATCTCTTTACGTGGATTTGACCAACGTAACACATCATTCCTTATCAATGGGCAACCTGTCAATGATATGGAAAACGGATGGGTGTATTGGTCAAATTGGCAAGGATTAACAGATGTTGCTTCTGGTATTCAAATCCAGAGAGGTCTTGGAGCGTCAAGACTTGCAGTTCCGTCTGTCGGTGGTACAGTCTCTATCTTTACTAAAACCGCTCAACTTAATGAGGGTGGTTCTATCACTCAAATGGTAGGTAATGATGGTTATAGAAAGACTGCGGCTGTCTACAACACAGGGAAGAGCGACAAGGGGTTTGCAGCATCTGTCCTTTTATCTAAGTGGCAAGGAGATGGTTACGTTAATTTTACAGGTGGAGAAGGATTAACCTACTTTTTTGCTCTTGGTTACGACCCCGATGACTCCGCTCACGCATTCAACCTATCTGTACTTGGTGCGGGTCAATGGCACCACCAACGTTCAGCTTGGGTGTCTATTCGAGACTATCAGAATTTTGGTTCAGAGGGTATCGACAGAAGATGGAACACCAATGGTGGTTACTTGAATGGAGAGGAGTACAATATCAGACGTAACTTCTACAACAAACCACTTGCTACGTTTAACTGGGATTGGGACATTTCTGACAATGTTCAGTTGAACACATCTCTTTACGGTTCCGCTGGTCGTGGTGGTGGAACAGGACCTAGAGGTAATTACTTCCGAAACGACAACATCAACGTTTACCCTTTCAGACAAGACTTAACCGAGCAACTTGCACAGGGTAAAGGCGTTGCAGCAAGGGATTCAAATGGATTCATTAACTTTGACCACATTGTTGGAGTTAACAGAATTACAACTGAGGGATATGATGGTCCTATTAGTGGCTTTGCTGGACAAAAAATCGGTGGTAACACAAATCCAGGCGGTAATGTAAATCGAGCTGTTCTTGTGCGTCGTGCATCAATGAACTCACATGACTGGGTTGGTGCTATTTCCTCTTTAGATATTACTTCTGGCAAAATGAAGTATTCTATTGGAGTTGACTTACGGAATTATAAAGGGTATCACTACCGAGTCTTAAATGACCTTTTAGGACTTGATGGGTATTATTCTGGAGGAAACAGAAACAGCGCAGGACAGATTATTAACACTACTGTTGAGGCTAGTCCATTCAAAAACACAGGGATTAGAGGTCCAAAGATTGACTACTACAACATCGGAAACGTAGGTTGGAGAGGATTAAACGGTATGGCTGAGTATACTGACGAGAAGTTCACTGCGGTGTTACAAGTCGGTACATCAACTCAAAGCTATCAGCGTGAGGATTATTTTGACCAACCAGCCAATCCTATCTCTGACAAGAAGAACATTGCTGGTGGTTACTTAAAAGGTGGTTTTAACTACAACTTGAGTGATGTAAGTAATGTTTTTGTTAATGGAGGACTTATTTCACGTCAGCCATTGTTTGATGCAGTTTTCCCTAACTACGCAAACGCAATCAATCCTAACTTACAAAACGAAAAAGTAAATTCGTTAGAGGTTGGTTATGGATTCAACAACGGAAAGTTTAAGGCAGATATTAATGCTTACTCTACAGTATGGGGTAACCGATTTATTTCTCGTTCTTTAACAAACCAACAAGGTGTTGACGGCTTCGCTCAGTTCAATGACATTGACGTTGTACACAACGGTATTGAGTTTGAAGGTAGGTATTTTTATTCTCCTAAGACGTCTTTCAAAGGGATGTTATCTATTGGGGATTGGAGGTACACTAAAAACTTTGAGGCAGAGTTATTTGATGAAAATCAAAACCTTATCGGTAATGGTACTCTTTATACTAAAGGTGCTAAGGTAGGGGATGCTGCTCAGTTTACTATGAGTCTTCAAGCCGACCACAGAATTGGTGACTTTGCTAAGGTAGATTTAAACTACCGCTTTGTAGATGGTCTGTATGCTGATTATTCTATTACAGATTCAGATTTTACAAATCCAGACAACAAGGGTGCATTAAAACTCCCTTCTTATGGATTGTTTGATTTGGGTGCTACTGTTTATTTTAGCCCAAGCTTTAGCTTACGTGCTAATATGAACAATGTATTTGATACTACTTACATTGCAGAGTCTAACTCTAATATTCACGCTACACAAGGCTCTAGCACTTGGAATGGTGTCGATGTTAGGAACTCAGTATGGTTCGGATTCGGACGTACTTGGAATGCTTCTTTGAAGTATCGATTCTAAAAACAGAAAGGGGAGCTTTAATCGGCTCCCTTTTTTTTTAATATAACCACATTACTTCTTGCGGCTTATCTGGGTCTACATCTACATGTATAAATGTTTTCGCTACCCCTACTCTTCGAAAGTTGTATTTCATAAACAACCAAATCAAGTGAAAACGGTCCACGCTACTTTTTACAGATATATCTGCCGCGTAACCACGCAGATGACTCGAGTCTTTTTTACCACCAGCCATAAGGTTCTGAGACTTAGAACGATAGCCAGAATTTATTCTCATAGGCTTTCCGTATTCTTTCCTCACCTCATCAAGCATCTGAATAAGAGTTTCACACATGTGTTTCTCTCCGCTTCCAGGCTCATCTGGGGAATCAAACTCTGAATACTTAAAATATTTAAAACTCATTTATTATTGTACCGCTCTTACTGCTGCTATAATATCTTCTTCTTTTACTTCCAGTTTGAAACTTAGGTTTGCATTCCATTGTTTTACAGGTTCGCTACCTTTATAAACAATAATAACAGGTACTGCTTGGATTTGTGATTTCACTTCATTGTTCTGGTCCTCTAAATAAGCAAACTTGTACTTGACACTTGACGGCAAGTCTGTTATTTTAAAATCATTAACCTTGTTCCATTTCGCGTTTATTTGCACGACAGTTATGTTTTGAGCCATTGCCCCAAAAAAAACTATCATCAAGAGTGTTGTGAATATATTTCTCATTGTCTTTCGATTATTTCAAATAATTTACTTTCTATGCGATCTAGCTTTGCGCTATTTTCATCCACTTTTTGCTTAGTATTCATGATAGTCTCACGAATAAGTTGGTCTTTTAAATCGTATTCAGCCCTCGTAATTGTAGGCTCTGGCAAGTCTTTAGCCACCTCGATTTCTTTTTGTAAGGCAAAATACATTGCAACTAAAGACACTACTCCCCCTACAACCATAATAATGGTTTTTAAATCTAAAGTTACTTCTGTTGTTTCACTTATCTTTGACATGGTTTATTTGTTTTTTCTTTTTAATGATTTAACTCGCCTTGGTTTACCTGCTGGTTGTCCAATTCGTTTCTTTTGTGCAATTCTTGATTTTTTCTCTGCTGCTGTCATCTCTGACGCAGTCTTTGGCGTCTTCTTTGAAACCCTCTTTTTAGGGCGGCAGTAAGGTGTTCCTCTTTTTTCTCCCTTTTTCCTTCCGCATGATTTACCTGTACGGACATCTGTCCACTCTTCTTTAAACCATCTTTTAAGGGCCAGTCCTTTTTTCGTCTTCCTAACGGCCATTATTTTCTTTTTCTCTTAGTAGTCTTCTTCTTTTTACCTCCAGTACCCCAGTTTGATGCTCCTACCTTACGGCATTTAGCTATTGCTCCAGAAGCGTATGCTGAAGGGAACACTCTATATCGTGCTTTGACTTTATTGTAACATGCGTCTTTTTTGCTCATTATTCTCCGAATTTTTTACCAAAACCTTTACCAAATGTTTTACCACTTGATTTACGTCTTTTTCTTTCTGTGTTGATTTTTTTAGCTTTGTCAATCTTTTCATTTGGCATACCTAAATTCCAAGTACTCCATCCTAATGCAAGTGCAATTCTCTGCCAAGCTTCGTTGTCTTTGTCAGAGGCTTCTTTAATACCTCTAGTCATTTGTATTACCTTATCTAGTGGAACATTAACACCGAAGGAGGTTAAACTCGCTACAATGTCATATCCTGGGTTGTCGATGTCATATCCAAGGTCATCGATAATTTCTTTATTATATTTGTAGTTCTGATATGCGCCTTGATAAAGTGTTCTTGCTTTAATACCAATAGGAGCTGAAAGGTTCAATGCTTGTACCATTGTGTATGCGTGGTCGGCTTTAAATCCTTTTTTCTCTTGCTTTATAAACTCAAGGATTACGTTTTTAACTGTACTTACAATAGCTCCATAATACCCTGTACCTCTAATCAACGTGTCTATAGAGTTGTTTATTGTTCTAAGAACCTTTTCATCTTTAGTTTCTTCTTCCTCTTCATCATCTGGTGCGTCAAATAAGAATGCAAACAGAGCTTGTTGCATAGCGGTAAACATTAAGTTTTGAGCTACTCCATAGTAGGCTATCTTGCTTATGTTTGTTTTTAAATCTCCTCTTCCATTTTTTATATCCATAATAGATTTTGCAATAAGTCTGTAATACTGCATCGGTGTATTTTGGAACGCAAGGAATACACGGCCAATAGAGTTTGTCTGTTGCATCGATAACCTATCTGGACGAGCTGACTGCTGTGACTCTTCAGATATTTCTCTAAAATCTAAAAACGCTTGGTCTCTTGCTTCCTGTTCTGTTAAACCTTGTTTCAAGTAAGAGTTCTTTCTGTTTCTGTAGAAAGATGCTCCACCAAAAGATATTGCAAAACTATCCCCTAGCTGTGTTAATGTAAAACCAGCCTTGAGTATCTTATTGATTGCTCCTCGCATACCTTCAACACCACCCTTGCGGAGTTCATTAGCAAGAACAGCAGCCTCAACTTCAGTTTTCAATCCTCCACGTCTTTGTTTCAAGTAGTCTGAATTAAAGATAAGTGCAAAGTCTTTAGCAAACTGAGGCGTATTAGCAAATGCCTTGGCCGCGGCAAGAGGATTATTGTCCGACCAGTTCATGTAGTTTATGTTTGATATAGTCTGAAGAACAGCAGAGCGCCTGTTAAGGAACATGGTAACAGCAACAGAGCCAGTAAGCCATTGTTGAAACCTGTTCATCTCCTTGTTCATCTTCTCAGGTATAGCCTTGCCTTTTTCCATCCTGTATAGCATATCATCCAAGGCTTTTCTGTAGTCTTCTCCAAAGTGACCTTCAAGCTTGTTTCTGTTGTTGTCAGAGAATATAACATCTACATTCTCTTTCCATTCAGACAAGTATTCTGCTCTTTTCAACCTATCGATAATAGAGTTCATATCATCAAATATAGAGCCTACTACCCAGTTTGGTGAAGGTTCGATCCAAGAATTATCTAACTCTGTTATCTCCATTAAATAGTTTGCATAGGCTTCAAACTCTGGATTAGAACGAACGATAGCTAATAGTGCATTTTCGTCAGCTTCGTTTATAGATAGAGATGTGTTTGAAGCTCCAGCTTTCTTGTATAGGTATACTCTTATAGCCTGGTCGTTTGTGTAGTTTTTGTATCCAGATTTTTTATTTAGAGACTTTTTAACTACCTCATACTCTTTATTGAGGTCCTTGAAGTCTCTTGATATTTTCTGTCTAGCAGAATCCATGGCATGGTTTGCTCTATTGAACGGGTCTATCAAGTACTTCTTATAGAATTTAAGTTGAGCATCTCCAATCTTACCTTTACCTAATGTGGAGTACAGTAAACCAACAAAGTCATCAGCAGATGGAGAAAGTAGTCTCCATTTTTTGTTTCTGTTAGCAGCCATAATTTTAGCTGTAGACTGAGACACTTGTTCTTTTACAGGTATACTAGTCAGTGACTTTAGTATATTACCCATAGACAGGTCCAAGAAATTTTCTTTAGACTTTACATCTACACCCTCATCGATACTGAACATTATAGCACCCTGTTCTTTTGCTCTAAGTGCAATCTCTTGGTATCTTGAATTTATAGCTCCAGTCTGGTAGTTAATGTCTTTGTACTTTCCACCTTTCATTAAAACTCTAATCTTTTTAGAGTCCATGGTGTTGGATATACCATCATCTACTATCCCAGACTTGTAAGACGAGTTAGGCATTTTTCCTGTTATAACAGATTTCAAGAATGTTACGTCTTGAAAACCAGTGGATATTAAATGCTCTATCCTAACAGCCTCCGTTTTAGGTCCTATTACGCTCCCTCTATACGTTATAGACGCTAAGTCTTTTAGCCCTCCAGAAGTATCAGAAAGTAATCTAACAGCATATACTATTCGCTCTGCTCTTTCTTGTTTTGACACACCTTTTTCCGTTACATAGGAATTTAAAAGACTGAGCTCTAACTTAATTAAATTTTCTTTTAACTTATTGTACTCCTTAGCTTTGTCTACTTCTTTTTTTACATAGTCTATCTTTTGTTGCTCTGTATAAAATTCAAACTCTGGATTGCTTGATTTTTTTGGTCTTTTGTATAAGTCGTTTATTCTTGAACTTAATTGACTAGTATAAAAATACTTGGGATCTATCTTTTTTTCAGACAATATGTTATTTATGTTGTCTATATATATATTTTGTTTAGCATTAAATTTTATTTTTTTTCCTTTTTTAACCAAAGACTCTGCTTCAGAAGAAGCCATCATGACATTCAGTTTCTCTTCTTCAGTCCCATCAACTATTTTTGCAGAAGGATGTATACCTTCTGCCACCTTGTTCCTTTTGTTGTCTTTAAATATGTAAGCTCTTTGGTCAAAAGCAAACAATCCTCTTATTCTAGCAGTGGTTATCCCTTTAAATTTAGGAAATCTGGAGGCCATTTCTTGCCCATGTTTAGCGGTTATTCTGACTCCATCTAAAGTGAGCTCGTTTCTACGCCTACCTGTTTTGTTGTGAATATCCAATATGTCTTTTGCTTCAATACCAAACTCCTCGAGCTTTTCTTTAAGAATTGGGTCGTTGTAAAACAATTGTCTCATTCTGGCAGTTGTAGACGACTCTTCCATAAGCTGAAGTATCATTTGATATAGTTTAGCTTCGGTATCTTGGTCTACGTCTACATAAGGATACAGTCTTTTGAACTCATCTTTAAACTCTTCAGAAAACTCACTGAAAGGTATCTCTTTGTCTAGTATTTTTTCTTCCTCTTTAAATGAAAAACTAAACATATTAGGGCTTTTACCAGCGGCAAGGTCGTTTACCGCAACCACAGAAAAGTCATTGTCTTTCATGTGTTGACGTATGGCTGTATTGGATACAAGTTTTCCAAACATATCAAGCATGGCTCTTCTTGTTTGAGACTGTGGACTCTTAGGTTTTATCTCTGGATTGTGTGTTCCATCTTCGTTTATACCTAAAGCATTCAAAAAGTCTTTTTCTGTTATATCATCTCTTAACACAAAAGGCTCTAGTCCAGCTCCTTTCTTTCCAATGCCCTCTTGTGCGCTAACAAGTCTTTTGTTTTTCGTGTAAAACGCCTCAAGTATTTTTCTAGGCAATCCTGTGCCTGTGCCAATTAACTTCTCAGATACAGCAAGCTCACCTTTTTTTCCTACAATAGCTCCTTGTGGCATTATAGATATTAAAAGTTTTGATATTTCAGCTATCTTTGGCGCTGTATTTTCAAGCTCTGTAGTGTTTAGGTTTTGAGAGGCTTTTTGTATTACAGATTCTCTTACGTCAAAGAACTCTGATAATGTTCCTGTAACAAGATTCGGAGTTTTCTTAAATATAAGATTATCTAAGCTTATATTATTTATTTTTTCATTAGCCTCCTTGACGGCTTTTGTTTGATTAGCCTCATCAAGTAGTGACACAGGGTTTACAAGCCCTTCATCTATATCTTCCTCTGTGTATAACTCTCTGTCGATGTCTTCTGTAAAATCGTAGAAGTCAGAAAGCCCTATTTGTTCATCTGCTTGAACTGAATAAGTTTCCTCTGCAATATCCCCTTCTCCTAATACAGCTCTCATTCTGTTTCCTAACTGAGCGTTTATATACCCATACAAGCTATCATTTACAGACGGGTCAAAAATCTGTATATATCCAGGTCCAAAACCTCCTTCTTTGAGTTTCTTACCCTTCATCATGTTAAAGTAAACTTCAGAAGCAAAATCGTCTATATTAAAACCAGGTAAGTTTGTTAAATCAACAACCCTTTTGTCTTGAGTCAAAAATCTTCTAGCCTTAGCCTTGACCATAGACTCTACGGTCTGTGATATTCTTAAATCAAAAGGGTCAAACCCTTCTGGATTACTACCAGCAGCATCCAAAGTAGCTTTAAAATCTCTTGATGGAGCAGTTTTGGTTTCTCTTTCAACTGGAGTTATTTCTTGTTCTTGCTCTAATTTGTCAAGTTGTGAGTAATACTGGTCACTATCTATTTCTCCAGAAAAATATCTTTCTTCAAGTTTTTCTACATTTTCTTCATAACTGAACTGGGCTTTCGCTATAGCATCCTCTTTAGTAAAGTCTAATACCTTTTTAGCAGACTCACTAAGCTTTCCTGTTTTAGCTGAATCAGAGTATTCTTTTATAAAATTAAATACTTGTTGGGCATTATCAAAACCTATCTCGAAATCTACTTCCTGTGGCCTAAATTTATTTACCGTATTCTTTACAAGTTTAACTATTTTTTCAATTAGAGTATCGTCATATTCAAGCTTGTTTTTAACGAGATTATCTGATAGTACTGTTAAATACTCCGTATTGTATTCCCCTCGTTTTTTATAACCCTCCATAAGCTCCTCCATAGCCTCTCTTTGCCTCTTATTTAATAGGTTTTTTATTTCAGAGACAAACTCACCTTGTTTTGCGGCATCTCCTATTTGAGAGTTTAGTATTGGATGAAGAACTTCATGAGCCCCTATATTCACTTGTAAGGTATTTGTAGCGGCTTCTTTATTTATGTATATTGTTTTGGTGTTTGGGTCGTAAAAACCACCCGCTATATCAGCTTTGTCTTTTTGTGCTTCAGGCAAAACGCTTTTAAACTCCTCAGTTGTCTCAAAGACTTGTTGTTCGACGCCCAATGCTTTAGCTATAGGAGCTGAAAATTCAGTTGACATTTCAACTTTCTTTGCTGGCTCCATAAATATAAACTTATTCTCTTCAGACAGTTTTTCTATCTTTTTCCCAAAAAGTTCTTTAGACATGTTAGATGGATTGTTTTTTAACACACCCTCCATCTTTTTTATTTGATCTAAATTAGATGCATAAGATTTTATTTGCTCTTTACTCATACCCTCTAGAGTCTTTCTTACATATCTCTTTTTGTCGTATATGTTTTTTTCTTGTTGACGTATTGACTGAGCTATTACATCTGCCTCTTGTGACTCTGGGTCAACCATGCTTAGGTCCGCCTCGAGAGCCGATATTAAGTCCGAATAATCTTGTATTTCTTTTTTGATTGGAGCTGGGGTAAGTATATTTTCTGCTACGCTCCTCATAGCGTCTTTAGGTGTGGCTATCTGACCTATAGACTGGATAGTTCCTCCAGTAAAGCCACCAATAACAGCAGCGTCAACAAGTCTATTATATACATCTTCTGTTTTAATCTCTTTATCTAGTATAACGGCATCGCTCATCATAACAATGGCTTCTGTAAGAGCCTCAGAACCAGCTTCTCCCAGAGATGATATACCTATTTTTTTAGCCAAAGACTTCATTGTTTTGTCGATGTACTGTTGTGCAGCTTCTTTTCCTGTGTTTGTTTTTATTAAACCAGCGCTTTTCAATATACCTCTTGTAGCTATTTCTGTAAAAGCTTCCGCTGTACCAGTAGTGAGTGCATTAGCTAGCAATCTTCCTGTTGTTTGTTCTGGATTCTCTCTGAGTTCTTCATCGAATTTATTTCCAGCAGAAGAGGCTCCTAAAGTTATTATACCTCCAACTCCAGTACCAGCGGCTACTATAGAAGGTAGGGATTCAAGCATTCCACCGACAGTCATTTCAGCGGCCTCTCCAATATTTCCAGCCAATATAGCCTCTCTAATGCTTTCGTTTTCAGTTGACCTGACATGCTCAGAAAGTAATTTTTCAGCTTTTTGATAATCAGCTGTTCTTGGGGCCAATGAGCCTGGAATATAAAGATTATCTAAAGCGTCTTTATAATTCTCCCTATCTTCTTTTGACATTTTTCCATCAACAAGCTCCATTCCAGAAACAAGAAGAGAGTTTTTTAAATTCTCGACTCCTTTCCCAAAAGACACAAAGCCTCTAGCTGTTCTTGCTAATAGCGACTCCAATAAACCAGGTTCCTGCGTGGAATCCGTATCGGGTGCTGCAACCTCCGCCACAGGCGCACCCGCCTCCTGTGGTTCTATCTTTACTTCTTCAACCTGCTCTACAGGCTTTTCTGTTTTTATTTCTTTTAATTCTGGGTTGTTGCTAAAAAGCTCCTCTACAGTTATATTTCTTTCAGAAGCAATACCTTGCAGTTCCTCTATAGTAAACTGCTCTCCATACATTTCGTACATATTATCTTAGTAAATTTGATTTATTGAATCCAGGAACACCCGACGTTATCATCTTACCTAGTATACCTCTTAATTTATCTTGAGTCATATCCCCTATAGGTACGTAAACATCACTTTTTGTTTTGGTAGTCATTTTACCCGTGTTGTCTGTGAGTTGATAACCTATAACATCTCCAGCTTCATCATATCTCGGGTCTGCTTTTATGTTGAGCTTCGCTACGTTTGCCAAGAATATATCGTCTACTTGCTTAACAAAATCTGGACCTTTTTTGGCCATAGAACTAATATCCGTAAGCCATGTCATGTCATCTTCATTTAAATCCCTCATTCTTCTACCAGCTATCTCTTGGTCTATTCTTGATTTTTCTTGCTCTGGAGAAAGTTTTAACGCTTTTATTCTTTCTGTTTCAGCTTTATATCTGTCGATAGCAGATGTGTCTGGTTTTATTTTATCCCCAAACTGCTTAGAAGACTTAACCACTTGGTCAGCTACAAAGCTAATTAATTCTTCTTCAGACATTCCTATGTCATCCGAAACTTCCCCAGCTATTCTTCCAATATAAGATTTTAACGCTGGCATTTCTTTAACAAAATCAAAAGCCTCTTGATAGCTCAACGCTTCTCTTTCATTTGTGGCTATCGATGTGAATAACGGTTGAGCTGTACTGTTGAAAACTTCAGCTATGCCCATTATGTTTTGTTGTTGCTCTTCGCTGTTAAAAGAAAACTTTTGACTAAAGTCAGTGTAGTTGTCGATATTATCCACAACATCAGAAAGAAGTAATGTTCTCTCTGCTCCAGACTCATCCTCATAAGCCACGTGAGTTCTTCCGTTTACCTCTTTTAAATAGTAATCCGATTTAGATAGCTTTTTAGCAAGATAAAACTTGTCTTTATCTGTATCTTTTATTTCTTCTTCTGTAAATTTATCTAGCACTTCTGGGTCTATATCTAGCTTATCCATTGCTAATATAGAATCTATTTCGTTTTTATACCTTAACTCTTCTGCATAAAACTTTTCTGGATTCTGTCTTTTAAGTTGCCTAGATGCTTTAGGATTTCTAAACGCGGAATACTCTTCGCTTATGTCATTTATACGCTGTGTAGTCTTAGCGTGAAAATCTTCTCTTTTTTCAGCCTCAAGAAGAGCTGTATTTTTATATGTTTCTTCGTTAAAGTCTGCTCTCTTTTTTATAGCTTGAGCCCCTAACTGCCCAGCAGTCAAGATACCTTGAGCTATTGCCTCACCCATAGCCAAGTCTCCAGTGGCATTGTATTTTATTTCTTTAGGATTTGCATAAGCCCCGTAGCTGTATGTTCCTGGTGTTACTCTTGGTAGTGCCATTTTATTATCCTTTATTTATTAAAGCAGAGCCTATACTAGCCCCAGCGCCCAACACGCCTCCTATGATTTGTCCAGCCATTGCCCTGTTAGCCGCTCTAATATCCATTGCCTGTTGACCGTATTGTTGTTGCATTGCCGAAACTCTTGATAAGTCGGCAACATCTCTTTGTTCTTGTGTTTGGAACATAAATGTTTGACCAAGTATGTCGGCCTCTTGCATTCTTTGAGCCTCTTGCATTCTCATGCTCATTGCTGTTTGCTCTCCTTGAGCTCTTAATCGAGCGTTTTGAGCTTCTTGTTGTTCTATCGATGCTGATATACCTTGTTTACTTCTTGCAGCTTCTCTTGCAAGTGCAGTGGCGCCACCAGCCGAACGCCCAGTAGCTCTAAGAACATCTAGTGTCGATGCTAATCCTATATCTGTTTGTTCCGCTTGCATTTCTGCTGCCTGTGTTGCAACTTGTAGATTTGCAAATGGATTCGTTATCATTGAGCTTAAATCAGAAATTCCAGAGTAAGGGTTTATAACAGCTTGTCTATTAGCAAGCATATTGTCAAGCTTACGGCCTTGAGCCGCTGCCTTCTCCTCCAGTCTCTTAGCTCTTGATTTACCAAATAATCCCATATTAGTAACTGTTTATATTATAATTAGTTGAAACTGAAAACAATTCTTTGTAATCAGTTGATGATGTTTGTATTTTCATTTTTGCAAAGAAACCTTTAATACCAGACACCTCGTCTCCAAACATTACCTCGTTAACAGACTCTGATGTATCGTTGAATAAGTTAGAGTAATATTTATTGTGTATTTTTTTGAACGCGGACATAATGAAATCTTGATTAGCTATATCGAAAGAAGCTATGTTTTCAGCTGAATCCGTATCGGTTTCTATATTAGTAATATTCCATGAATTTGTGCCTTCATAATTAACTGTGTTAAAGTTTTTAGACGCAGAAGGCTGTTCGTTAAATATAAAGTCAACACTTGATGTGCTTGACATTCCATAAAAGTTATTATGAATATCATTAGAATAATGCTCGTATATGTTTGTATTATAAAAAGTGTAAAATTTACCATCTAAACTCCCAGAAAATCCTTGAGGAATAAAACTATAAAAAGAAGTCCATCCTTTCACCCCCTCATCAAATGCTACTGTAAAGCTATTTGAAGGTCTTTTAGCTGTCAAAACTAAACTTTTATCATGTATATCCCAAGCCGTGTGTATTTCCGTAGCATCAGACAAGTTGTCTCTAAAATAGCTTCTCATACCGTAGTTGGATATTTCTGTAATACCATCTCTTGATAGACGAAGTACAGCCCCTTTAGGTTTGTCTACAAAATACTTTCTCCCAGCGTAGTGCGTAAAACTCTCTGGGTTTTTACCTATGCCGTAGTTTGTTCCGTAAGAAACAACATCCCCTAAAAACACATTAGATGTTGTTGATATTGGAATACCTTCAGCAGTGTATATAGCATCTTTGTCTATCTGAACATACCTAACTTTCTCCTCTTGGAATATGTTTAATATTTGGTCTTCAGCAAATAACTTTTGTATCGACCCTTGTTGAATATCAACTGAAAGGGTTATTGGTTTATCTATAGGGAACTGATTAGTGTTATTAATACCAGTCCTACTATTGTATATTCCCGAATAAGTTAAAGTGTTTTCTCTTGTTTGCTCTTGGTAAGATTCGTCAGTTATATGCGCCCTAACGCCATAGTCAACAGATTTTCCATTAAAATCACCTTTTATTCTTGATTCTTCTATATGAAACCTTTCGTCATCATCTTTGATTATGAAGCAATTAAAAAACTCTATTTCTTTTAAATAAGCCATTAAGGTTCTGGTTTAGGATTAAACGTTGGTAAATCATAAGGATTTTCTCCATCATCTTCTTCATAATTTACATCTTCTGGCGGATTATAACTTGTAGCATCTTCTGCATCTTGTTTAGAAAAACTTCCGCATACAGCTGGCGTATCATACCACCACCCATTAAAAGTCTCTGGTTCGTTTCCAGATATATAATAAAAACCAATAAGCCTTTCCTCAGGTTTTTTATACCATCCTGGTAAAGCTGGTCTACTTAACCTACTGTCATAATACATTCTTTTAGCAAGAACTTGTGGATTTGAATCAAAATTAGGCTCTATAAACGGATAGTCATTTACTACATCAGCCCCTGGGTAATAAACAGTTATTTCACTCCAATTATCATTCAAAGGCTCTTCACATGCTTGGTACGCATTTGCAAAAGTTTCTGGTGGAGCGTGATACAATTTAAATCCAGAATTAGCAGAAGAAAGAGCTGCCGTGTCTGTAAAATGAACATTAGTATAAGCTGTCTCACTAAGCTCTTCTCCTGTTATATTGACACCCCATACACTTAAATCTTGCCTAGACCTATACCCAAATCTAAACGTGTTGTCGTGGTGGCCTGTATTATTAGGGATTTGAGCACCATTATCGTCTACATGGTATATGACTATACCTGTACCATTAGTATCTAAATTACTTATTATAGTAGGAGTGCCATTTGAATCAAGCGTGTAATCAGAGTTTTGTATTACAGAGAAAAAATCTAAAGGGTTTGCGCTTGTTGGCCATGCAGCACCCTCAACATTTTCTATGCTTAATAAATCAAGATTCAAAAACTCTTTTAAGTTAGAGACTCCTTTACCGCCTCCAGCTCCATATATTTTGAATAAAACATTGCCAGCGTTTTGAGTTATTGTGGTTTTTCTGTTTGCTCCAGATGATGCCGTTCCGTCTGTGTTAAATGTAACTAATTGTGCAGAGCCACTCACTACTGGCTGCACGTGACTAACATATATTGTCAACTGTTCCGTAGCGTATTGTGTTCCTAAAAAACTTACTCTTAAATTTATATTTCTTGTGTTTGCGTCATTGTCGTTTAAAGCTGGCTTGTAATTCAAGCCTCTTACAGCATAAAGCTCCCACTCTCCTTCTCCAGAGTTAAATCTTACCCCAAAGTTATTTGTTTCGTTTCCATCAGCATCAGCGTCACTTATGTGTTCAAAATGAATCATAGAGCTAGGTAAAGAACCTCCTCCACTTTTTCTTGCATATAATCTGGCAACTCTATCTCTTGCTTCAACATCTTCATCTATGAAATTGCTAGTATCTGAAGTATTTTTATCGAAAGATATTCTATTTGCAGAGACTATATCAAACTGCGTTAGATCTATATTTGAAATTAAATCTGAAGTAGGAGTCTCGTAGTATATATCAAGAGCTGACTCGAATGGCTCTGTTTCAAAAACAGCAAAATCCCCACCCCTTACAAGTTGCGTGTAGTCAACGCCTACTCTTCCTTCTATTTGACCTATTAAGTGGTTATTGGTACTCTCAAACATCTTAGTTGAAGAGTCTATCTGTCCACTATAGTTATTTTTATTTCCTATTTTAACTATCTCTAGTAAATCAAAATCTGAATTTCTATAAGTGTTTGTGTTGTTTTCATAAACATTTAGTACTTTAGGGTATATCCTAACTTGAGCCCCTGTAAATTGAATGTTTTCGTCAATAGTATCGCTATTTCCTATAGTGTCTCGAGGGACTTTGTTTATGTTGTCTCCGTGTATTGTAATATAGCTTCGATATGAGCCACTAAAATAAAATGAACCTGGTGTATAAACGTTGTAATATTCTTGTTCTTTTTGTTTTATTACAACCTTGTAAGAATACCACCCATTAGGATTTGTCGATGCGTCGTATATAGTGCCATCTGGGTCTGTTATGCTTTTAAATATAATATTAAGAGAACTGCCAGAATACCCCGTATTGTCAAAAGCTTTATTTTTAGCACCTACATATATTGTCGATGAATCAGAGGTAATAACAGGTGATGTTCTTCCGAATCTATCAGACAAAACAATACCTACTTCATAAGTCCTTCTTTGTTTTACACTTTGTTGAGATACAGCTGGATTTGTTGTTACTTTGTTATCATAAGATACAGCAAAGTCTATATCTGGTAAATCTTTTTTGTTTGTAATGTTACCATATACAACCCTATTTCCAGCTATTTCTTGAGCTTGAGCCTTGACAGGAACAGCATCAAAAACCCTTGTTAATTGGTCCTCTGGTAATGTAGCCTTAAAGTTACTAGATTTATATATGTATTGTTTATTGCCTGAAGTTTCTGATTCAGAAATTTTTATTGTTTCTATTATTCTAATAGCATTGCTGTCAGATTCTTTATATAGAACATCTATTTCTTTTATCTCATAATCCTCTAAAGTTCCATTAACCCCTGTAGGTGTGGGTATATTCATTGTTATTTTGTTGATGTTATTAGTCATCAACGGTATTTCAGTTGAAGAACCAATAACTCTCAAATCACTCGTATTGTAGTAGTTTGATGCTGTATCTATGAGATTTGTTTCCATTTCAAACACTATCGGTGTAAATGGAGACAGTATAGAGTATTCGTTATCCTTAAACTTATACCTATATGCAAAACGAACAAACTCTTCCTCTATTCTATTTGACTTTATAGCATCGTCATGCTCCACTGCTGTTATTTGGGGAGCGATATAGGGGGCGTATTTAGCTACAGAAACCTTTATTTCTGAATCGTAATAAGAACCATCGGCTCTTGTTACATTTATTCTTCTTGGTTGATTTAAACCATCGGTCCAAAACAAAAGTTCTTCTAGTAAATTAACTCCTGTTATTCTGTTGCTCTTGTTAAAGTTTAGCCAGTTATTTGGACTAGACGAACTAACAATCAAGGATGTTGACGATGAGTTTTTGTCAAACTTGTAGATGAAACTATGATTGTTATCTGTAACAAACCAGTAGATTATATTGTTTTTTTCATCAAAAAAACTACCTATAACTTCATAGCCATTCCCTAAACCTAGAGAGGCTACAATATCATTACCTTTTATGTTATGTATGACACCAACATCTGGACCGTCTGCCTTGGTAACTTGAACATTTAGAGCATCTCTGTATTCACCTTGAGGCAGAATTCTGTCATCAAGGCTTTTGTTCATTTTACCAGCAAGAAACGTGTTTTTAATTTCTGGCATTTAATTAGTGTTTAATTTGTTTCGACTTGCCTCTCATTACATTTGTCATCTCTGACGTTTTAAGGTCATATAGCCTTAATTTAGCTTGTCTCATAGCGCCTCTGCGCTCTCTTTTAAAGCGGTTTACTATGTATTCTGGTACATTTGCCATAGAAGACAGAATCGCGTGTGCTACATGCTTGTAAATAGCCTCTTCTGCAAACTTATGGACTCTCATTTCGTCATCCGTGCCTAATCCATCAGATATATACTTTATGGTTATTAACGCCTCTACTAAATTACTACTGAAATTTATTTTTCCATTAGCTTCATCAATGACGAACATTCCGTTTCCATTAGCAAGCTCTGGCTCTGCACCGTATCTTTTGCCAGATTCCAGTAATCTTTCTTCTGGAAAATCTGCATTATAAAAATAATCATCGCTTGGAGCTCCACCAGATAATTCAGCACTGTTTAAGTCGTTAAATCTTTCTGTAGTTTGAGATGTAGTTGTAATTATATCGCCATTACTGTCAAACTGATAGTTTCCTTGGTCATCTTGAGATATTGGCTCTGAAGGAGATGACGTTATTCTTCCTTTAGGTATAGGGTGCTCTATCCCAGACTTGTCTATCCAACATATAGATACGTAGTTAACGTAATCCTGTGGCATTGGTATAGATAGCGTTGATGGTATTTGCACCTCTTGTATTTTTTCCACTTTAGTTATATCGTAAGCAAACTCTTGCATTGCTCTTTTTGTGTGAAAAACAACGTCCCTTCTATTTGCTTTGCCTATTATCTTACCTTCTCCAACGTAAGAGAACATAAAGTTATTTACGATGTCGTTTAACGGAATATGCCTGTATCCACCAAAGTCAGTGCCTTCGTAATACGCTTGATTAGTATCTGTTATTAGTCCCATTATACGTTATCTTGATTAAAGTCGTTTATTTCTTTTTGTGCCGCAACTTGTATTACAGTTGGGTCTTTAATTATTACACCTGTATAGGCTAATATTTTTATAACAAGGTCTGTTTCGTCAGACTCGTGTATTTCAAAATCTGTTGACAATGAAGAGCTGTATTCATATCTATTTGTAACAGACGGGTCTTTAACCCATTCTGGGTCACTTGGGGTTGTTAAGTAATCTATAAGTATTTGACCACTGTAACTAGTTGGCAATATTTTTATTGAATTTGCTTCTGTATAATAAACAGGATATGACTCTGTTGGTTGATTAAGATTTGAGCTCAGTAGATACGGTAGCTCTTCTTTTCGGACTTCTTCAAACTCTATTTGTCTGTTTGTAGAAAATACTCCTATTAACCTATAAAGGCTTGTTGGTTCAGTAGCAGACCCAGCTGTGTGAGCTAAGTTAGTCTGTCTTGCAAATATGTCTATTTTATCCTTAATATTAGAGGCTATATCACTATACTCCCTAAAATCTCCTACAGCTTGCTTTCTCATAGCTCTATTGTAATCATAGAACGTTTTTTCGTATATGTCAAGCTGTGCTTGTCTTGCAATACGATTAAACTGGTCTGGGGTTAAATATCCCCGTTGCTCCTTGTTTGTGATAGCTAAAACTACCCTGTAGACTTTGTTTACGTCAATAGCCATATTCTATAAATAAAATGGGGCCGAAGCCCCATCGGTTATTTCAATTTTTTCTCAATCGCTCCATAAACCTCAACACCTTCATCTGTTTTAAACCAGGCTGCAAGTGCAGAGTATGGATTTTCATCAAAAGGAACTGTCATTAGTTTCCTTCCGTTCGATGACCATTTAAATGTACGCTGGTCATCTGATAGTTTTATTACATTAGCTTCTACCGCTTTTATCCCTACGTTTCGAATCGCTACGTTTTCGTCGTTAGCAAGCTCTATAAACTCTTTAGGGTTATTTCTTGCAAAAACCAGTAAATCTCTTTTAAGTTCTTTAGAAGTCATTTTTGCTACATCAGAACCTAATTCTACACGCATAATTGCTTCGGCTTGATCTACGTCCATTTGCCTTGCTGCAATTAATGCATCTACTTCATACTCAATTACCTCTAGCTCATCTTGAGCCTCAATCTCTGCATCAAACTCATAATATGTGTTGTTTACCCCTGGATGATATAAGGAAAGTAGTTTTTGTAGTGTTTGTTTTTCTTTTGGTACATTAAGAACACCGTCTTCAAAAACAATATGCGCTAATCTAGCATCACCTTTAAATTCATCCACAAAAGGTGTCTTTTGATTTGTAGTATGTTTTAATTCCCTTTCGTAACCTTTTTCTTCGTCGAAGTAATATATACCTCTTCCTTTAAGCATGTATGTTAAAGGAGTTTTTTCTGATTTCAAAAGATAAACCCTATCTTTTATAATCCAATTGTCTTGTTTTTTTGCCATAATAAAATAAAATATAAAAATTAAAAAAAAAGAACCTGGGGCCATTTACTGACCCCTAGTTCCTTAAAAAATATTATTTGAAAATCATGAAGTTGTTAGCTCCCTGTACTACTAAACATCTTTCAGTTAAGTAGTGTACTTCCATTGCGTCAAGGTCAGAAGTAGATGCTCCACCTACAGAACCAGTAACCCAAGTCTTCATTCTTCTGTCGTCAGCTTCTGAAGCTCTATAACGAACGTGTAAGAATGGACGTCTTAGGTTTTTACCTAAAATCTGGTCATATACTGTAGAAGTTCCAGCTGGTACTAAAACACCATCTACTCCACCTACAAGTCCTCTTGTCGATGCGTCGTTTAAGTACTTCCAGTCAGTTTTGTAGAAGTCATAAGAACCTCTTCTGAATCCAGAGAAACCTAAGTTAAGTGCCATATCTTCAGAGTTGTTAAATACTCCGTAAGAAGTACCACCAGCTCCGTAAGAGTTCATTGCTGCTAACATATCATCAATACCTAAGGAAGTTGCTCTATTCAAGAAAAGCATATTCTCTTCGATAGCTCCCTCTTTATCTAATCTCTTTAGGATTGTATCAAAGTCAGCTAAGTCATCTGCCGCGTCTCCGTCAACAAAGTTTTCTGCTACGTGTCCTCTAGCCTCGATAGCCGCGAAGAAACCTTCAGTCCCCTCTGCTTCAGTTAAATCACTGTTTGTTTTCTTTTCAGCTTCAACAAGTGCCATCTCCATATAGTCTTCAAAACGTGAACGAGTATCTCCTTCAGCTTTGATGTACCACAAATATCCTGTTTGTCCAGACTCTCCAGTTACTTCAACCCACCCAATTTGAGATGCGTCAGAACCAGAAATCTCATACTTGTCTTTAAGGATAATTGGCTTGTTTGTAAGCGAAATGTGCTGTGGAGTAACAGCTCCTGTCATTCCAGTCGTACCTTTATCAAACTCAGAACCATATACAAAAAGAGATGCTGAATCGTCAGTTACAGTTGCAATGTCCGCTCCGTAAGTTTTAACTTTGATGGTATTAGCTGCACTTGCGTCAGTAACATAAGCTTTACTTATTGTAGAACCTGCTTTTACAACAACAGTTTGACCTGTTCTGATAGCGTGTGCATCAATGTTATTGTTTGAAGATGAGATTACTTGCTCATTGCTTCCGTCAGGAGCAGCAACATCTAGTCCCGAGTAAGAAAGGTGTAAACGACCTTGCTCAGTCCAAATAATTTGGTCAGAAGACATTGGCATCTCTGAACCTGTTGCTTGTAAAAATCCTCCGATTGTACGGTCTCCGTATCTTTCAACTTCTGCCTCGTATAAATCTGGTAAATATTGCTGTGCCCAGCCCGCTGTTCCAGCTGAGGTGAAGTCAATATAGTTTGTTGATAATGCTTGTTTTGTTGGCGCTGCGTTTCCAAGTACAAGACCCGCGCCAGTGTTAGTAAAATCTATTGCTGCCATTTTTTTATTTTTTTAGCGTTTTATTTTTTTATTTTAAATCTCAGTTTTGAGCTATCTTCGCCAGATACAGCCCTCACTTTTACTCCAGAAGTTTCAATGACTCCAGTTGAGGTTTTTCTTGGGTCCATGTTTATGTTCTTGGACTCCGCCTCAAGCTGTCTTAAACCATCTGCTCTTCCTTGCTCGTAAAAATGATTCGCTATTGTATCAGCGTTTCTTGCTGCAAATAAAGCCTTGTGATAACCTTGCGCATCCTTTAACATGTTGTCTGCATCTAGGAACGTCCTAAATGATTCTATAATGTCGCTTTGAACTTGTTTGGTTTGTTGAACATCGTTTACTTTAAACCTATACTTGTTGTCTCCTACTTTGAAATCAAAACCTTTGAACTCTTCATTGAAAACTTGATTGGTTAAATCTGAAAACTGCTCAGACTGTTTTTGCTGCACAGCACTTAGCTCCTCTTGCTGTTTGTTGTATGTATTGTAAAATTCAATAGCTTGTTGTTGGTCAGGTGTTAGATTTGAGTTCAACTTGACCTCATCATAGTACTTGTCCTTCAAGCTATTTAAGAATTTTTTCGCCTGGTTAACCTCTTCTTTGTAGGCTAACTTTTTTCTTTTTATATCTCTGGTATCATCTAACTCTTCATCATACGAAAACTTATCTTCTAAAAGAAAGTTTACCTCATCATTATCCAGATGTGATTTTGTCTGCTTATAATATTCTCTAAGTAGTGTTTGTTCGTCTACGTTAGAGTAATCTGCATTTAATCGGACGTAATCATCAAGACTACCTCCTGTTTCTTTCATAAAGTCTACTACCTTTTGAATATTCTCTGGTAGTACTACTTCTTCTTTCGCTTCCTGTACGACAGGGGCTTTTTCTTCGGTGACATCCTCTTTTTGGACGTCTTGTGTTTGCATCCGCAACTCATTGGCTTCCTCTTTTACTAGTTCTAATACTGGCGTTTCTTCTTGGGTAGGTGCTTCTTCCTCTACTTTTTGGCTAGTTTCGGGTTCGTCGCGGACAGGCACCTCATTTGAGCTTTGCTCTTGAACGGCATCTCTTAAATCTACTTTATAAGTGTTATCTTCAAATGTAACACCAGCTTTCTCCAGGACCTTTTCTTCTTTTTGTTGAATAGACCCTTCTTTTTCTTGTTCTAATTGTTCTTGTACTTCTGACATAATAATATATAATTTATCTTGGATCGAATTGCTCTAATCCGAATCCTCCTAAAGTGTCAAATCCAGCGGACTCAAAATCTTTTGGGGGTTTATTTGCTTTTCTTTGGTCTATAAGTTCAGACTGCTGTGATGCTTGAATTTTAGTTCTTTTATCCTTTCGGTCTTCCTTATAAGCGTCTCTTTGATTAATTACTTGCATTTCAGCCTGTTTAAGCTGCATGTTCAATTGAAACTCATGCATCATAAGTTCTTTCTTTATTGCGGCTTCTTTTTCTAACTTTTGAATATCAAGACTAGACTTTACTTGCTCTAATTGCGCTTCTGTTTGAGCTAAGGCTTGTTGTTTCTGCATATCTGCCTGTGCTGATGCCTGAGCTGATTGAGCGTTTGCTTGTGTTTGAGATTGAATGTTTTGCATTTGTATCTGCCTGTCTTCAATCATCTTTTTTCTCCTTCTTACTTTAAGTAACTGGTTAGCAAGTTTTATGTTTTTAACATCTCTAACATCGATAGCGTCTTCGAGACTTATTTGGTCCCTCTGTAAAGCTACCTGTATGTTTGATTCTAAAAATTGTTTTTCCTCCTCGTCTGGAGATACATCTAAAAAGATACCGAAATCATGCAGATGTAATTCTTTTATCTCCGATAACGTGCTTACATTTATTTTCCCAATACCAGATATAAACGAAGCCGTAGTGTTCCCGTATTCCAAAACATCAGATATTCTAAGACAAGCCGACTCGGCTGCTTTAAGAGCCAAGTACAGTACTGATTGAACAATGTGTCTTGTAGCTGTATTTGAGTTGGCTGCTGCCATTTTTTGCACTCCAACAAGAGCATCTTTATCTGGCATTGACCCATCTCTAGCTTCATTTAGACCAGTCACATCCCTTATCATGTTCAGATAATAGTTATATGAATTAATAAGAGATGATATTTTACCTCCAGCATTCGACGTCTGAAGTTCTTGAATTGGTACTCTAGAGTGGTTAAACTCTCCGTCCTGGGTCATTGACCTACCAATAACAGAACCTGTCTGGAAGTACATATTAAGCGCCTCTTGTGGGCTATAGTAGGTTCCGTTTCCAAGGTCTATTTCCGCAATACCGTCAGCGTCCAAATAAACCCCATCTGGAACCATTCTAGATAATACTTGTTGTATTTTAAGGTGCGTAAGCTGAATCATGTCAGCAAACGTAGTCATCCTTGAAACAAGAGACTCTACCTGGCCTTTATACATTCTTGGCGCTACAATATTGTAAGACATCTGAACTTTTGTAGTATCAGACTTTGGTCTTGTCATATTCTCTGCCATCTTCCAATCCAATAGCGTGTCAAGGCCAATTACCTTAGCACCTGTGTATAGCACCTCGATTGACCGTTGAACCTTCTCAAATCTGGCTCTTTTGTCTTTCGGAGGATTGAATGTATCGTCTTTCTTTATAATTTTATCAGCTCCAGTAGCCGTCTCTTTAACTTTGTATACTTGATTTTTAAATGTTTTGTATTCAAAATAAAGTACGTATACATGATTAGTGTCTTCTGCATCAGAATAATGACTAGACCTTTGGTAATTCACAGCATTTGAGCCCGTGCCTTCAATCTTTTCTATATCCTCTGGGGTTAGGTTAGGGTATTGTTTTTTAAGCTCTGTAATACTTACCCTTCTCACCTCTCCTACATAGTACAGGTCATCAAAATATGGTGACTCTGTGTAAGAGTAAACTAAATCAGCTGGGTCAACGTACTCAAACTTAATACCTTCCGATGTATTGAATGAGTTTTTGTGAGCTCCAATACCAAGAGTTACCACGTCATAAGCTATCCTGTTTTGTAGTAGCTCATATTTGTTATGGTCAAAAACATTAGAAATCGCTTCTTCTGCCGCTATCTCTATAGATTGTTTGTAGTCGAGTTGCATGTGTACTTGCAGCTCTTCTTCTGATTCTGGTACATTTTCTTGAGGCGTATTAAAAGTATCGACACCTAACTGCTCTTTTATATTGCTTTTAATGTCATACCCATACATGTCGTTAAGAATCTTATCTACATAATCTGTCTTTTCTTTTATAGACGCTGGGTCTTGAGAGTAGGCTTTTACTTCGTAAGGCCTATCGTTAATACCATTAACGACTATATCAACAAACTTAGGTATGATAGCTATTGGTTTCCAGTCTAAATTAAGATAAGACAGGTCACCATTGATTGATAATTCGTCTTTATACTTTTGTATAGACTGCTCTCCACGAGCATATAATCTTAATCTATGAAAATTATCTCTATTAGCGTAGTATCTAGTTGCTCCACTATCTCTTCTAAACCATTCGCCTTCAATAGCTCTAGCTACCTCCATCCCGTACTGGGTGGATGCTTTCTCTGCGTCACTTACTGCTTGTGAAGGAAATATACCTTTTGGTGGTGTCTTTTGCATTTATTCTATTATTTTTGAAAAGGCTCCCGAGTTATTATATTTCTTGAAACCAAAATCTAATCGTTTTGTTGTTTTCTCTTGTGTTGGTTTGTATAAGTTTCTATTACAGGCCATAATCGCTAATCCAGAGCTAATTGCTGCATCATACTTTGTCCTATTGTTTATATCAAATCCAGACCAATCCTGTAGTGTTCTATTAAAATAAACTGTACCGTAGTTTCCATCTCCAAGGTGACCTACATGCCTTTCAATATAACTTTCAATAGCCGCTGCATGAGCTTGCTTTATGTCTTCTCCAGAGTTAGGAATACCACCTATCTCTTTTTCCGATGCTGATAATCGTGTATATATTTTGTCTGGTCTATTCATCGAAAACCCACGATACCCTCTTCGCTTAATATAATATAATAATCTTGGTTTGTTGTTCTCCGCTAATATTGGCATCCCATAAAATATAAGAGCCATAAGCACGTCTTCAAAGAATATCTCAGCTGTTTGTGGCCGAGCTATGTATTCTAAAAAAAATGTATTTGAAGGTGCTTCATCCATGGAGAATTTAGTTAATCCATGTAAAGCTCCTTTAGAACCTCTTTTGTCTACCGTGCCAGAAATATCATAACTATCGCAACCAAATGCGCCTAAATGCTCGTTTCCTGGCATCTTAATTCCATTTCTTTCTATTACACGGTTTTGTAGATTTATACTTGGTATCCAAGACACCCTAAACCTACCACTACTGTCAGGTACAAATATAACTCTTGTATCCTTTATTCCGTTTTCCCACTGAAAATTACCCTTGTTTATCACATTGGAGTAACCTATACCCTCGTTGTAGTCTATTTGTTCGTATATCTTAACTAAGTTAAATATACTATTTTTAGTTTCGTCTCTAAAAGCGTGTTGCTCTGTTCTTGGAAACTGACGGTAAAATTCATTTAGTCCGTCTTGGTCATCTTTTAATCCGTCCGCCTCATTCTCCCAGTGCTCTATTACGCCAGTATCAATAATCTCTCCCAGCGGTCCTTCAACTTCTTGTTCTGGTGTATCGAAGACAGGTAATCCAAAAGAGTCAATGTATCCCTCGTAGTTCCATTCCATAGGTATGAACAAACTATATAATCCACTGCGAGTTTGTCCATTGCGGTTTCTTTTTGTAACATTTGAATCTTCATAAAGCTTTTTAAAATTATTACCACCTTTGTCAAGTGCGTTGGATGTTGAACCCATCATACACTTCCCTGTTATTCTACTACCGAGTCTTAGAGTGGTTTTTGTTACCCTCCAGTTATTTAATATATTATCTGGCTTTAACCACTTACCAGCTTCATCATGAACTAGTAATGCAAGTTTTTCACCGTCATACGAGTTGTCCCCTGTGTTCTTCCAATCGATGGTCGTGTCAAGACCTTCGAGGATTTCCCTGTCCTTGCTTTGTATTGATTTTCTTGTAAGCTTCGAGGCTGGAACCCTGTACGCGAGTTCTGTTTTCGGCCTATCCATTCCGTCTTGTATTGGTTTGAAGAAGAACGGGTAGTTGACCGATATTGGTACAACCTTGTCTGTGAACATTTTTTTAGCATCAGCCCCAGATTTGGACAATATCCCGAATCGTGAATCAGATGAAATCGTGGCAAGGTTGACAGTCTCAGACGAGGACATAAATGAGAATCCAGATCTACGGTTTTTAAGATAACACATTCCGTAAGACCTTGAGTCGGCTTTGCAAGCCTCCCAGAAAATGAAAAATAATCTATTTGCTTCACGGAAGTCTGGTTTCCCAACATCAATCTTGGTCCACTGCAAGTACATGTAATGAGTGCCAGTAATGTAAGTAGAATTGCCATTATTGGAAAACCAATGGCCTTTTTCACGTCTTTCAAATTCTTCATTGATATAATCCTCCCATCTCTCTTTGAACTCTTCTGGATATTCCTTCCAGTCAAAGATACTTTTTATTTGTTTGAGCTCTCTTGGATATTCTTCAGCAACCCACTTGTTTGTCCCTTTGGCAACTTTCGCTGGAGCTTTAGGAAGAGCTATCTTTAGATTTTGTATCTCGTATATCTCTCCTATTTGTCCTGTCTTGCTTATAACTACAATATCATGCTCTTTATCGTAGCCGTATTTCCAAGCTTTCTTTTTATTGAGCCTAGTTAATGTATTTATTCTTATAGGCTCAACAACTTGATATAATGTTTGTTGGTAAGCCATTATTTAGACCTCCTTTCAGCAAAACCCTTAAATACTTTTTTGTCTTCTGCGTCTTTGGGCTTGTTTTCAAGGATATTTTTTTCTTCCTCTATCCTGTTTAGTATTTCAAAAGCATCAAAAATAGCAAGCTTCTTTGTCGCTGCTGCGTTTTTTAATCTATCAGCAGACACATCGTCCTCTGTATTGGTTATAATCTTTTCTTCAGCTACTTTGATAAGCTCCTCTACTGCCTTATAACCAGCTTGGACTATACTCTGTTTCGTTTCCTTGATATTCATACCTTATGCATATTGAATTAGTTGGGACCCTGTACAAGATTTCATTTTCTATCTCGAACTCATACTCACTATCTGGAGTAAAGCCAACTAAATTATTTAATTTAACACCATTTCTTTTAAGGTCCTTGTCAATGTATTTTATAACACCCATAAGGTTGTGTGTTGTATTTACATTAAAGTCATCTTGGTTTAATATTGGTTTTACAAAGCAGTATCCTTCAAGCGGATTCCATTTATCGTTTCTTCGATACATGTATATTTGGTCTTCCTCTATGAAATACTCATCTTCATTGAAATAGCTTCTGCTGTTTCTCTCTTTACCAGACACATCGTAAAATCTTCTAAAAACATTGTGATGAACAATCACTTCATCTCCTTGTTTTATACCTGTGTTACTATTTACTGGAGTTTGCAAGACTATACCTGTTCTATTGACAAACTCATGGTTTTGCATTTCAGTGTTTAAGATTAACTCTTTGTCGTAAACTTTTTTTGTATTTTGGTATCGTTGGTTGTTTTTTGGTTTTATTATAAAGCTGTATAAACTTCTCACTAATATTCTAAATTAAATTCAACACTAATTGCCATGTTTTTATTAAAGTCTTTCCATGGTAAGACCTCGTTGTTTTTCGATATGTAGACTCTATATTTGTCATCTTCTTCTAATATGTCGCAAATCCTATGACCTCCATATACCTCCTGTCCAACGGCATAATGCATAGCAGAGTCTTTGTAGTCTCTACCAATACTTATTTTTCTAATTAAATTCATATTATTTTCCTTTTATCTGAGCGTACTTCTCAACTCCTCTTGAACCAAAATACGCAACATAAACTGTAACGAGTAGAGTTTCAATAAGTTGCACCCATTGGTCATCTACAGAAAAAACGCCTATAGAGTCTAGCACGATATATACACTCATTATAAACGTTAAATACAATACAATTACAGGTCTTGCTATTTTAGTTACCTTGTTGTCGGATTTAGCATCAGCCTCCCATCTTTTTGTTATAGCGTCAGCTTCTTGCTCATCCATCTTAATAAGGTGCATAGCCATAGCTTTTTGTTGCTCTGACATCTCCTTGTCGTCTGTAACTAAGTTTTTAACAAGTCCTAAAAGACCTTTGTCTGGAATTGAATCTCCAAGAGCGTCTATAATAACAGAACCGCTCCTGGAGAGAAAACCACCGACTTTAGTATCTTTAAACTTCTTTCTAGGCATTAGTATTTACCTCTTTTTGATTTAGGGCTAGATTTGGTTGAGCCACCTTTCCCAGCCCAAAGGTTTTTACAGGCCCAATATCTAGCTGTTAATTTACTTTTTGCTGTTCCACACTTATGTCTTGCCTTAAAGCTTTTTCTTGCTGCGGCTGAATAATTGTGTCCGTATCCTGTAGCTCCGAAGTGAATTACTTTTTCTCTTCCTCCTTCACAACCTTTAACCACTTTCTTCTTATTAGCCTTTGGGCTTCTGCGTGGTTTGTTGCAAGGCATTTTTGATTTGTCTAGTCTTTTGGCCATTATTTCTTCTTCTTAGCCATTAATTTCTTTTTTTCGGCAGCGGTCATGTTTTTCTTAGCTTTTGCTTTTGCTGCTTTTGATGGTCTTCCTTTTGTTGAACCGTAAGTTCCTTTTCCGTATGGCATAGTTTTAAATTTAAAGGTTATTATCTATCTTTATCTTTTATCATATCATCAGTAGCTTTGTTAAAGACCTTATCTGTGTATGATTTGTTTTTGTAAAACACACTTACCTTTGATGTCGGTAAGTCTTCGTATCCTAAAAGTATCTTATACATTCTTGTTATAAGAGACCTTGTCTTGAATGAGACTTTAAATATGCTGTATCCTCCTGTTTGTTTAGACTTGTTTCTCCAAGCATCAATCCAGCCATCTTTACGCAGTCTATTCCATCTGTGCTTGTCCCAAGAGTAAATATATTCCCCGCTTTTAAAATCCTTGAGCGTGAACCTGTCAAGACAATCTAAATAAATTAAAAGCTCTAAATCGCCATCAGTGAGGTCATTTGTTTTACAAGCCCATTTTCTGACAAGTCTGTAGTATTTAAAAAGCTTTATTTCTCTTAAATCACTAGCGTCTATTCTCATTCTATTAAAACTATGTCCCTTTGTCTGATAACACGATATTGGTTATTATCAAACAAAATAGAATGCCCAGCGTGACGGTCATAGTAGATAGTATCAGATTCATTTATTCCTTGAGTTAGATTACCACAACTTACTATTACACCTTTTAGGTATCTTATATCCTCTGTGGTTGTATCTGTTACAATAAAGCCACCAACGTTTTTAGGCTCCTCTTTAATTTCCTGTATTACAACGTAATCATTAATCGCTTGCATTCTCTATCCTTTTATTAGAAATTACACAATCTGCTGATATTATTGTAAGAGCAACGCTAACTGCATTTTTCAAGGCTGTCTTTGTTACAAGTGCTGGGTCAATAATTCCAGAATCAATCATATCCACAACCTCTCCTGTTATCACATTTATCCCTTTTCCTTCTTTTTCTAAATCAACATTTGGATACATTCCAGCGTTTTCAAGTATCATCTCAAAAGGCCTTCTAATTGCTTTCAGTAATATACCTTGAGTGTCATTCTCTGGTCTTAATTTTTTTGAAGCATTCAAAAGAGCAATTCCTCCCCCTGGAACTATTCCTTCTTGAAGTGCCGCTTTAACAGCATGTATAGCATCTTCAATCCTGTCTTTTTTCTCCTTGAGCTCTACCTGACTATGAGCTCCAACTTTTACAATGGCTACAGAACCTGTAAGCATCGAGAGTCTTTGCTCTAATTTTTTCTTTAAAAACGGATTATCCTCGTCCTTTATCTTCTTTTCAACAGACTTTATTCGATCATCAAGTCCCTTTATATCTTCAGCAACCTTTAGAATAGTGTTTTTATCGTCTGTAGTGGACTTTAAGGTCTCCCCGAGTATAGAAGCATCCATGAGTTCTAAATCGTCTCCTAGAGACTCGTCTATTAACTTTGCTCCTGTTAGTAAACATAAATCTTGCAGGGTATCCATCTTAGTTGGACCAAATCCTGGCAAGTCAACAACGTTTACTTTTATGTTCCCCTTGACTTTATTCATTAGTAGAGCAGACATTGGCTGTTGTTCTACTTGTCCTACAATAAGTAAAGAGCGTTTTTCTTTAATAACATACTCTAATATCCCTTGAACCTTGCGTATGCTTTCTATTGGAGTTTTACACACAAGAACAAATGGATTATCAAGTTCTGCTTTATCTTTTTCTTCGTTTGTCGCTAAGTGTTGTGCTTTTAATCCAGAATCAAAGTGAACCCCTTTTTCAAACTCAAGATATGTTTTCTCTGAGTCAGACTCCTCCATTGTTACAACACCGTTTTTACCAACAAGGCCATAAGCCTCAGATATCAAATCCCCAAGTTCCTTATCGTTGTTTGTTGATATAGTAGCTACGTGTGATAGACTATCTCCTTTTACATCTTTCTTTATCTTGTCGATGTACATGATAACCTTTTGTTGCATCAGTATCACCGCGTCTTTTAACTCTCTTGGGTTTACATCTGTAACAGCTTTTAGTTCTTTTAGAAGCGCGTTTGCAAGTACAGTCGCTGTTGTTGTTCCATCTCCAGCTTGTCTTACTGTGTTTCTTGCAGCTTCTTTTATTAATGTAGCACCCATGTTTTCTACAGGGTCGATAAGTATTACACTTTCAGCTACAGTTACTCCGTCTTTTGTTATAACGGGTTTACCAAGTGCATCTTCATAGATTACGCATCGTCCAGAAGCACCGAGAGTGGAGCTGACCGCATTGGCCAGCTTCTCTACTCCCTTCATTATTTTACTACTTGCTTCCTTGCCGAAAGTCAAGTCTTTTACAATCTCACTAGGGTTGTTGTATTCCATTTAATTAAATTTAATTTTTTCTTAGTGGTTATTCAAAGGTTTTAACGACTACGGGTCCTTTTAGGAAATCTAATCGTTTTTGATAATGTGCGATTGAGGCGTCTATTGCCCTTTCACATGTTTTAATAGTTTCTCGACGTGTTACGTCTATCCACTTGTTATCCCGTTGGTATTCGGCTTGGAAATATCCGTTGGGTAGTTCAGTAATTCTCCAGTTCTTTTTCTGCACAATGTGCTCCCAAAGCTTCCTGGTCTCTTCGGGTACACTGCTATCGCCTTGCGACGCAGTGATGGTTGAGTAAAAATAGGTCATTTGGTTAAAATGATTTATTCTGGTTTAGTAAAGGTACCGTCTTCTACGTTAATAGAGATGTCCCCGTACTCTTCTTGAAGCTCCTTTTGGTAATCTTGGAGCTTCGTTTTGTTAGTTACTGCGCTATGCAATAACTCATGTTTTTTTGATTCAAGTAATCCGATCTCCGCATGGATTCTTGTCAATGTTTCTAACTTAGATTTTAATATTCTAAGTTGCTCTTCGGTTAATTGTCCTTCCATAATTTAATTTTATTAGACTTAGGTAAATATTTAATCCACTTATATTTTACTTCATAGTGTTCATGAAATTCGTTTCTAAATGCTTCTTGTTCAAAGCACATATAATAGTATGCGTATTTTCCATAAATAAACAAACATCTTATCCATTCCAGCAAATATAATAAATAAAATGGAATTACAAGCAAATTTAACGCTTGTTTAAAATGTATAATTTCGTGACGTATGGTTCTTTCTGGAGCATCTTTCTTTACAATACAAAACGGAAATAGCATAATACCACTAATCCCAAACCACCGTACTATGTTTGTTCTAAATATCATCTTCTGGTACAGGGAAATACTCTGGGTGTAACTCCTTACACTTTTCTGTCCATTCTGCAATCGCTTTAGAAGAACCGAACACGT